CAGCCCAAACAGCTTAGCAATTGGCTTAAGGATAAAACCAAATACCTTACTGACTACACCGAGCGCCCCGCTACCCGCACCCTCGATAATATGGTACACGGCGTCTTCGTCTTTAAGCGCATCGAAGTCGTCCGTTACGTCTGTATCATCACCAATCTCGCCAAGATAGACGCGTACCGGAACGCCGTCCGGGATACGGTTAACGACAAACTCCATCGGCATCCCGACGTGTTTTGTACGGTCGAAAGCGCCATCAGCGTTTCGCGTGTAGTGCAGGATTATCGCCAAAATTCAATCTCCGTGTACGTGTCTCTGAGGTCCGCCAGCCTGTCAAGCCGTACCTGACGAGAAGCAAGCTCGCAATGGCTAACCATCCCGTCGAAGTAAACTCCTGCGTGCCACACGATACGGCCCCCGCGGCGATACCCCATAAGCACCGCGCAGAAGTTTTCAGGCTTATCAATTTTTGTAAGCCCCTTCGTGTCACGGTGGCCTTCGTCAAACGCTTCGTTAATTGCCGTTGGGCTTGTAACGTCGAACGCAGGGGTTTCTAACCCGGCATCCGCGCGGACAATGCGCACGTGATGCCAGCAATTACGTTTGCGAAAGTCGTAAGGTATTCCCGTGTAGTCGTTAATGTTCATGTGGTCAACAGGCCGCGTAATAACGGTATCTCTTTAGGTGTCATCAGTATACCAGTGCTTCGTTGGTTCAGCATAGGTGTACCGACATCCGCGGAGAACTCGCCCTTCTCCTGGTTGATGGCCTGCAACTCGTACACGACTGGGCCGTCCGCAGGATAGGACAGGTCGGTACTGACGTAACGGCGGAAAACGAATTTCGGCAACTCGGTATTACTCATCGGGATTTTATCCATCTCATCATCAAGTTGATTGAGAATATCCGGTAGAGTAAACGTCGTCGTCTGGTCCATATCGCTGTTGTTAGCCGCCCCCGACGCTTCCATCGGGGTGGGTTCGAACGTGATTGTTTCGCCCGTCTCCAGTGTTGCTGTAAGTTCCTGCAGCCCGCGAACAAGATAGTACGTCTTTGACAGCAACGGGTGGCTGATTTGCAACGTGATGTAGTCCATCTCGCCGTCGGGATTTGAGGCCAGCTTACGGCGATAGGCTGCTTCTACTGATTCCTGACTCATAAATTAACCGCCCACATTAAAGTCGATACGAGTGATGTATTTACTACCCCACGCAGAATCTGCTTGGGGGATGGTAGCATAATCTCCAGCCGCCTGAACGTTCACCACGGAGCCGTCAGAGTAGGTAATGTCGATGCTTGTTGCGCCGTTCATTACTACTCTTGCGGATGCCGCTTGGCGGGTTACAGCAGACGAATTGGTGATTATTGGCGAAGTGGTAAATTCTGATTTTTCTATTTGCGCATATCCTAATTTAATACCGCTAACCCCATCGCCAGTAAAAGATTCTGTGGAAGAATCACTCCATACACGTACCGACAGGCGCAACGATGTCGACCCGCCACTGCGGATAGTGATAGTTTCATCGAATCTATACCGACTACCACCCAAACTAACAACTTTCGTATTCCCCACCCCGGAGATTATTTCCCCACTGGTTAAGTCTACGACACAGTCCCCCAAAATCCTGGTCTCATCTGATATTCTTAGGCGCGCAAAATTATATCCATCTGGGGTTCCGATTATACTTAATGTATATACGTCGCCACCAATAAACCTCCTTGATAGTGCGTTCTCTATAATGTGGGTCCCTGCCACCGCCGTTGGAGTTACTTTATATAAATCTTCATCCTGCGAAGTCGTTACGCGGGCTAAAGTCCACGGGGGATTTACCAGCGCGGTCGAATATGTGGCTAAGTTTTCCGTTAACCCCTCCGGCGGCACACGCCCAACTGCAGTTCCGTCAATAAACGTAAGAGGCCATTCATTGGTGGCGGACTGCACAAGATTGCCATTTCGGTTGATGTAGTAAACCTGTGGCCCGTCATACACAATGCGGCTATCAAGCGTGGATGACAGCATGTTAATCGGCGGGTATCCGGCAGGGCCTTCATTGCTCCAGATGCGCGGGAACGTCGTCTCGTAGTTCGCATATATTTTCATGAAGCTACCCAGGTGGTCGCCATAGCAACCATACAAATCTGGCAGATTGTTAATCAGGCACTGGTTCTCTTGGTCCTGGAACGGCGATTTCTCGGCGGTTGCCGTGAAAGTAATCGTCCAGTTAATGCCGTCTTCGGTGGATTCCGCGATGGTTGACGTAATGGTTACCTGGTAATCCTCGATACCCATGCCGAAGTCGTGCGCCATCCAGAAACTTGACGCACCACCATCGACTTTCTCCAGGAACGACAGGAACGCCTGCCGCCCCAGCGCGGATGTAATCAGGGTTACGCTTATCGGGAACACGTCGTAATACGTGTCGCGCCCCTGACGTACACCGCCGCCAGCTAAATCTACACTCCAGACGTTGTTGCGTCTGGTCATCGAGTAGCCTTTCGACACCACCGGCTTAAGGCTACGTGGGAAATATAATTCGGTCATTATTTAAACCCCGGCGCATTTCTTGTGGCTTTGCGGGCCTTGCTAATCTTGCTGTTGCTGTTCTGCAAAGAGGCAGCCACCTGCTCCTCGATGATGATTCGCAAACGGCCTTCATCATCTTGCTCAGTGGATACGTTGCCGATTTGAGAACTCGTGTTGTTTACGATAGTAACATTAGACGGGCCGGAAGAAGACCCGTTTTGCCCCATAATTTCTTTCATCTGCTGTGCTGTGCGTACACGCGACGCGCCAGCGGGCATGATAACTTCTGGTTTACCGCGTTCCGCTATAGTTGACATCTGGCCTGCTGATAGCTGCCCGCCCTGCTCACGCGCGGACCTGATAGCGGAAATCTGGGCCATACCAGCCCCGACGGCAGCGGCAGCGGCTACTGGGGCCAGGAACGGACCAACAACAGGTATAGCCGCCGTTGACTTGTACGCTTCAATAGCTGCGGTGTACGTGGCTATGGTGGCCTGTACGATAGCGAATGCCTTGTACGCACCGGAAGCCTCGCCCAACGCGGACCCGATGTTTGAGGCCATATTACCAAAGGCGGTTGCCGTTGCGTCTGCGCGCTTGGTTGCGTATTGCTCATTGATGGCGTTAAGCGCTGCTTGATACTGTTCCTCGTTAATCAGACCCTGTTCACGGTATTTATCGGCTACCGCCAGTTTCTGCTGTTCCTGGATGTCGAGAAGCTCAAGCTCAGTAGCGTTCTGGCCCATAATCTGGGCCATGAAGTCGTCGCCTTTCTGCTGCTTTTCCTGGGCTTCTTTCCGACGTTTATCCAGTTCATCTTGCCGTTTTTGCCCGGCCTCGAGGACGATAGCCGTTTTTGCTTGCTCGTATTCTTTCAGTGACAGCGCGCCCTGGCTGTAGAACTCTTTTGCCTTAGCCAGTTTCTGCTGTTCCTGCGCGTCGATAGCCTTTAACTCATCGTTGTTCTGGCGGGCCAAAGTGTCGAGGTAATCTTGCGCCTGATTCCGCAATTGTTCTGCTTTCTTGGCAGCCGCTTTTGTCGCTTTATCGTCAGCGTTTCCGGTGCCACCAGTTCCCCCCTTTCCATTAACAAGACTGGCCAGGTCAATTTCTTGCTGCTTGCGCTCATTATACTGCTTGCGCTGTTCCTCAATTTCTTTCTTACGCTGTTTCGAGCGTTGGGTTATCCCGTCCGCCTCAGCCTTGTTTTTTGCCCTTTCGGTGTCTTTGAAGAACTGAACAGCTGCCTGACCTGCGGCAAATGTACCCGCCGCCGTCTCGCCTGGGGTGAAGGCGGCTTTAATAGACTGCGCCAGAAGCGCCGCTTGCATGTCAATAGCCTGGAACTCTACATACATATCCTTCGCTATTCTTTGAATCTCAGGCAGCCACTCTCGGATAGCGTCCGGTATAGTCCCCAGCGAGTCGGACATATCCGCAGATTTGTCCTCGGTGTCATACGCCAGGTCGTTCAAGGCATCAGAAATAAACTTGAACGATTCATTGAACAGCGTTACCCAATCCTGGAGCGTGGCGGCTATCTCATTGGACGCGATGGCGTCAGTGAGCGCCGTGATAGCATCTTCCGCTGTTGCCGCTTGTTCGCCTACCGCGTCACCAAAACCAGACTGTGCTATGGCAAGAACAAGACCGTCGAAGGAGTCCGCCAGGCTTGATAACTGGCCATCTAAGGTCTTCGAGCGCGTCTCCATCGCCCCGGCAAAATCGGTGTTGCCGATGTTTAACAGGTATTTCTGAATCTCTTCTGAGTTCTTCTTAACCGTGGTGGTAACACCGCGGAAAGTGAACGAAACGGTATCCGCCTGCTGTGACGACTTGATGCCGAACTCTTTTAAGCGCTCAAACTCAAAGGTACTGGCGTCCGCTACGGCCTCAATCATCTGATTAAGGTCTTTACCCATAGCCGCTGCGGTGTTGCCGTAGGAAATCAGCGCCTCTTTGCTTGGGTTAAGACCGAGCGCCACGAGCTTGGTAAACCCTTCTACGGCCTGGTTAAGCCCGTACGGTGTCTCTTTTGCGAACTGTTGCAGGACGCTGAATGCCTTAGCAGCGTTCTCGGCGCTCCCGGTCATTGTGATGAGGCCGGAGTTCAGCTTATCGAAGTTGCGCTGGGAGTCCACCAGCGCGCTGAACACCTGTTTTGCAGTTTCCAGACTGACAACGGCAGCGGCGGCGGCCCCTGCGGCTTTGGTAAGCCCATTCAGTTGCGATGTGGTTTTATCGACGCCGGTCGAGGATACTCGTACTATCAAACTAGCGGTATCAGCCATGATTTCTACCTTCAAAGATTGCTTCTAAGCCCATGATAATGTCTATCTCGAACAGGCTAAGCTGTTTTTGCGTAACATCGAGATAGGATTTCAGGTCTTGCCACGTAACGGATTCTCTTGCGAACAATACTACAGCGTCCTCGCGCACGTGTCGCGTAAACTTAATATCACAGTACGTCTCAAAGGTGGATATAAAAAGGGGCGGGCATTCTGGCCCACCCCGTCGCGCTGCACGTTTTTTCTTATCGATTACACCCATCGCGATAAGCGCCTGTTCGTGACCGTCAGCTATAGAATCAAACTCTCTGATTTTATGCTTATCCACAAACTCGTAGGTGGCGAACCTGTACAGCGCGTCTACTTTTCCTGTAATGCTTTGCGCTCGGCGTTATGGAACGCGGCTACCTGTGTACCCAATGCCTTGAACTGATCCAGCAATTTGCTAAATGCTTCTTTAGAGAAAGGCTCATCAAAGCTCCAGCCGTTTACGACTTCTGCTGCAAGTTGCCGGTTGAGGTCTTCAGCCAGTTCGTTAACAGCCAGGTTATATTCGGTATAGTCACCAGATTTTTTGGCGGCTTTTTCCAGTTCTTCGAAACGCGCCAGCCCGCGGCGGTACGCGATAATGAAAGCACGCCCGGCTTTAACGGCGGCATCCGCATCAGGGCTTACAACGTTAAGCCACTCGCCGGAGTCTTCGCCGTTTGGCAGCAGAATCGGCATCTTCTTGCCCACCAGTGCTTTCTCTTCGAAATAAAAATCGGAAAGTTTCATTCTTTAATCCTTTGGTTAAGAGGTTACAGGTTAAGGTTAATGCGCCAGACGGGAACCACCCGCTTTTCGTGTGCGACACTAGGCGCAAACTTATTCTAGCACACTACTTGCGCGCCCCAATATAATAGGGTACTATTCACTCACGCCAACAATGAAGGAGTTTAAAATGTCCAGTTTACCAGTTTCCTTAATTCTGTTTGCACTACTCGCCTATTTCGCACCTTTTCTGGTTGCGTATTTCCGTGACCATAAAGCGAAGTTGGCGATATTCATGGCCAATCTGTTTCTTGGTTGGATTCTGTTGCCGTGGGTCTTTATTTTAATCTGGGCGTGCAACTCGAATGTTAACGAGAAGTGAGCTAGTATAGGACAAATCCTAAGCACGAGGAATAAGCATGGCCCAGAAGAAAATAACCGACGAACAGTTGCAGGAAGAATTGAACGCCGGTATGAAGAATATCGACATCGCCCGTAAATACGGCATCTCAGACCGCGTTATTCGTATCCGTAAAGCGAAGCTGGCTAAGAAAGGCGTAGGCCACGGGCGTGACGTTAGTCACCTTGTTCCGGACGGCTACAAGATTAAAGGAACGTCGTCACTTGTCGATGAGTTCGGCAACACTAAGTTGCAATGGGTTAAGACCGATACTGACGCCGAACGTCAGGTTGAATTGATGAAAGCCGTAATCGAAGGCATGAAGTCAGAGATTACCCCGGTTGCGCCTGTTAAAGCGGCACGTGCCAAACGCGACGACAAGCTACTTAATCTTTACACTGTATCTGATTTCCATCTCGGTATGCTGGCATGGGCTGACGAGAGCGGCGACGACTGGGATATGAAGATTGCAGAAGACCTGTTCTCTCGCTGGTTCGACGCAGCGTTTCAGAAATCACCGGACGCGGGAACAGGAGTTATTAACCTGCTGGGCGACCTTGCGCACTTCGATAGTCTGGACGCGGTTACACCCGCAAGTGGTCACGTTCTTGACGCCGATACCCGCTACCAGAAACTTGTCCGCTACATGATTCGCATGGTCCGCCGTGTTGTCGATATGGCGCTGGTTAAGCATAAAACTGTTCGCTTGCTTATTGTGCAAGGTAACCACGACGAGAGTGGCATGATTTGGTTGGCTGAGATGTTCAGTACGCTGTATGGCAATGAGCCGCGTGTGTTCGTCGATACGTCGCCGGATGTTTACAAGATGGTGCAACACGGCAAAACGACGTTGTTCTTTACACACGGGCATAAAGCACGATTCGACGCTATCGAACCGGTTATGATCGCCAAGTTCCGTAAAGCGTTCGGCGAGAGTGTTTACAGTTACGCCCACGTAGGCCATCTGCACCATCAGAAGATTGTGGAAAGCCGTAACATGATTGTTGAGCAACACCGCACCTTAGCGGCTAAAGACGCCTACGCCTCCCGCGGGGGTTGGATGTCGGGCCGTAGTGCGAATGTAATCACTTATAGCGCCGAATATGGCGAGGTAGCACGTTTAACTATTTCACCGGAGATGCTTGGATGAAAGATATGTATGAATGCACCGATGTGAGCCCGTACGCGGAGAAAAATGGATTCGAAGTAGGGGCCATATATGAAGGGATCACCCTGGAGAATGGCGACGTAAGAATGTATTCGCCTAAATATCGCAGCTTCTTTGAAATAGGCAACATTAACGAGTCAGGCATAGCCAGATTTAAGAGAGTTAACAGTGACAAATAAATACAACCGCACAATGACAAACACTCACGGCAGCACCATGACAGTAGACGTTTATGATGTGCTACGCGCTTTCGACATCCGCGACCCAGCGCTACAGCACGCATTGAAGAAGCTATTATGCATGGGATTGCGGGGACACAAGGACACAGGAACTGACTTATCGGAAGCAATTGAAAGTCTGGAGAAGTTACGGGAGTACCGGAGCAACATTGACGAGTAAGAAAAAGGCCCCGAAAGGGGCCTTAGTTTTATGCGTAGCTAATACGCTGTATTACAATAGAAGATTGATATTGATTGCCCGTGGACTGCCCTTCAATGGACTGAGTGATTGACTCAGGTCCGCCAATCTCTGGGGTAACTGCCGTAAGCTCCGCACGTTTCAAACTGAAAGACATAGCACCGTTTACCCCCGCCAGAATAGAGTTAATCTCTACCTGCTGCTCGTTGATAAACTTCTGAATCATCGCCATATCATACAGCTTGCCGGAGATGGAGAAGGTGTTAGCTGCGCGGCTACGTTCCACAAACGCAACGTTAGAGTTGCCGAGTTCGAACTGTGCGGACGCGCTGTTGTCGTTGGTGATGGTCAGGCTGTCGCAACGCAACGGCGTTGAGCCATCGAACACAGAAACGTCAACCGATGAGAACGGCTCATCACCAAAAGTAACAGATGAGAAGTTGGAACCGGTCGGCGGCGTAGTGAGAATCTCCTGACTGCGACCGATGAATGGGAAGCTGCCAGTTACCATCGCGTTAACAGCCTGTTCGATGGTAAAACCAGAAACTTCCACGCCTTTGGTTAACGTGTACGCGTCAGTACCGCCGCACTGGCCTTTGTACCAGGTAAGGATAGAGAACGTCTTACACGCGTTACCGGTTTCCAACGTGTCGCCAGTTTTAGCCTTACTAGTTTTTGTCTCGGTGGTCAGGGTGTGTTGGATGCCCGCACCAGTAACAACCGTAGCCGTTACTGCAGTAACAATAAATGGTTTTGCGTTATCGCCTGTTAAATCGGTAAACGCAATCAGGTCGCCTACCCCAACTCCGTCAGTGATAAAACTGCCGGTAGCGCGTGTGAACGTCTTGCCTGCGGGGGCAACGGTAATCGATAACCCTGGCAGAGAAACCCCGGACTGCCACGTAGAGCCTAAAGCCCCGGCTAACCAGTCATCCTGGCTTTTCGAGCTAAGCTCAATGGCGTACTCCCCGCTAACCTGTTTGTTACCGGTGCGGATGGACGTAGTTTCACGACTGCCATCCAGTTCGTTGGAGGTCAGCGTGTCGCGGGTAATGGCAGGAACGCCTCCCGTGTTACGCAACGGCGACCAGACAGGGTTACTTGGGGTTACGCCCGGGGTCACTTCCGCCACATAGAATTGCGCGGTATTCGCGCCCTTAAAAGGAGTTGTAGCCATATTCACAGCCTCTTGGTGAATGCAATAAAGTTAATTGACAATGGTCGTTTGGCCCATCCGTTTTCTACAATCAGCGGCCCCAGGCTAACCGATTGAACCTCGGCGCAAATGTCGTTACGCGAAAATGACTTACCTGCTTTAAACGCCGTGTTAAGTAAGTCTGCCATTTTATTGATCGGCGCGCTACCTTTCACCGATGCGTAGTTAATGTCGACCTGATAGATGCCTGAGCGTTGTTCCGTGAAGAACAAATCAGCCTGCTCGGTGTCGGCCAGCAACATGTAGCTTGCCAGATACGGCGTATCAGTTGACGTCGGCGCGTCGATGTTTTCAAGCGCCACCTTGATGCCGTTGGTTGTTCCGAAGGCTACCAGCGGCACATCAAACGCTTTTGTTAAGTCCTCAAAGTAGCCCATTATTTATACTTCCTCGCTTCTTCTTCGAGCAGTTTATTGAATCGCTGAACGTTAACCCGGACAACACCTTGCGGAGCCTGAAGGGAATACCCGTCTGTTGTTGTTCTGCTTGGCGCTTTCGGCCTCAATGGGCCGACAAATTTAGAGCCTAAGTTAGAAGGGCGCTTAGGGCCATGGAAGCCGGTAGCGTAACCCCCGAACTCTATAACTTCCGCATACGGCAGATTATTTGTCATGGTGAACTCGCTCCAGTCAGGTAAACCAGACACGGTAGAAACCATGGCACTTATTGCGTTAGCCCCGCTAGGGTCAGTACCTCGACTTGTACCGGAAGCAGGAGTACCGCCAGATGCCATCCAGTTCATACGAAACCGACCAGTATCTACCGGACTCGCCTTTATAATAGCGGAAAACAGCTTGATAGACACCTGACGCATCACCTTCTCAGGGTTCTTCTTCGCCTTTTCCACGAACTTAGATACATCGAGCGCGAAACTCATTTTCTCACCTGAATAAAGTAGGCTACGACATCACTATTAACCATCTTCTTCTCGATGGCTACGACAGACCATTGCCCACCGTCGAATTGCACCTTGTCTTCCATCTTCGGAACGACACTGCAATCGGCTTTAACAATCACGTCACCGGCCTGAATCGACGTACCGTTTACCAGTCCCGCGTTTACCGGAACCGGAACAGCCTTCAACGGCAACACTTCATCCGCGGACCATACGTACTCGCCGAGGACTTCGTCCCACACTTTCGAGCCAGCGCGAATCAGAGATACCGTGCTACCGAATTTGGTTAGCAGGCGTGTACCCACGCCTTGCATACGTTTACTGAAAGCGGTGCTCATCAGGCAGCCTCCAGTCTCGAAATAACCAGTAGTGCGGATGGTGCCGTTCCCCATGCAGTTACAGTAGCCGCTTGCGGGTATACGCCACCAAAGTTGCTTCCTGCGCTATCTCGCATAATCTGAACGGCAAACGTCTGGCCTGCGTTGGGGTTAATAACAACGCGAGACTCAATCGGAATCGTTACGTAGGCGCTAACCAGTTTCGTGGCGGCGGGCGAACCGTACTGAGCACCGTTTACCAGAATGCGTGATAACAAAATAGACGTCCCGCTCGCGCCAGTGCGCCCCGCCTGTAACTTGATGCGAACGGCGTAGTTACCCGCGGTGTTGAACGTAACAAGCCCTTGGGCATTAATCATTACAGGGTCAGACGCGCTACCCTGAGCGGAGCCGAAAGTTAACTGCAACGCCGTATCTACTGCGAAAGGCGTTTGTGTTACGGTAGACGCGGCACGGAGGACTTCAACCTCTTTAACACCAGGAGTGGCGTAGATAGGCGAGTCAGCCATCTGCGTCATCACCTCGCGCAATGCGGCGGGGGTAATAAGTCCGGTGGTGTTATCTGGGAGGTTCGCGCCAATAAGGGTAAACATCTCTGATTTAGTCTTCGCCATTTTTACCCCCGGTACACGTTAAACGAGAAACCATTATTAAGACCGCCACACAGTAACGGGCGTAAGGCATCGTCCGCGGCGGTAATCGAGGTTGTAGCCCCACTGTTGCCGTTGTTGAAGTAGGTCACTGTCACTGCGCCCTCTACACGCTCAGTCTGTACGGAGCGCCCATCAGAGTTAGCACGAACCTCAGTACCCGCGCCATATGTAGCGGCTGCGATTACCTGCGCAAGAACCACCTGCTTCGGAATGGCATTGTTAGCTACAGGGAAGCCATTCAACGTTACCCCCGTGCGCGGGTATGCAAGAGATTGTTCGGCGGATACGCGGCGTCCGCACATCTGCGATTCTGCAAGCCCAACATAAGTAGCGCCGTTGCGCAAGGCTACTTCCGCCGCTGTGTCATCTTCCGGTAACTCCCGACCATAATTAGCCGCTAACGCGCGGGCGTCAGCCAGACTAACGTAACTGTCAGCACCAGGTACTATCGACCCATCTTCCACGATTAGCGGCATAAATTATTCCTCTGACTTACGGCGACGACGCTTAGTACCACCGCCGTTGTTGTGCGCTTCTTCGTTGTCCGGTTGGGTTGCAACCAGTTCATCCGCTTCTACGACACCGCGAACGGGCATCACCTGACCATCAACAACATCAACGTGAGTGTACTTTTCACGGATTACATAATTATCTGCCATGACCTTTCCTTATTACGGCCCCGAGGGGCCGTTGTATTAAGACACAGTTACTGCGGAGCTACTGGAGATAATATTACCATATACGTCCTGAACAACCACTTTATACGTACCGGAGTCGGTAGACGCGACGGTGGTTGATTTGGTGTACGTAGCCGCAGTAGCGCCCGCGATGGCGTTGTTATCCTTGAACCACTGATAGGAATAAGGAGCCAGGCCGCCGGTTGCCACGACGGTAAGAGTCAATGCCGCTGGTGCGGTAACAGCGGTAGTAGCCGCGAGCGCGGTAGAAAAAGATGCTGGCGAGATATTTTCCATATCGATTTCAACCTGACCATCGGCAGGAGAATCATCAGAAACACCAGTAATGCGACGTTTGATTACATCAACCATTTTTAAGCTCCTTTAGCTTACAGTTCCTGCGTTTTTAAGCGCGGTCAACAGATTTGCTACGGTAGTGCGCAGCGCGGTAACATCGGTTCGGAGTTTGTTGTACTCCGCTACAAGCGCATCGAACTCGGCTTTAGTCGGATCCGCAGCAGACTGCACCCCGGCGGCGGCGGTAATGGCCGCAGGTGCGGCCACAGTAGCTGACTTTTTAACCCCACCAACTACGCTGGTAGTAGCAGGCGTCACTGGGATATCAAAGTCGCCGAAATCGACATTCTGAAGGCTGCGCGGCAAGCCTTTTCCGGTCTTGGCCATGATTTACCTCTTAGTAAATGAAAAGAGGGACCGAAGTCCCTCTCGATTATATCTTAACCTTAAGCACCGACACCAGTTACCAGGAAGGCAATCGGCACATGCTTACGTTCAACCACACGGTTCCAGTTGGAGGCATTCGCCAGGTCCTGCCATGAAGCAGAGCGGGCGATAGTCTCGGTGCCGTTGCCGGTGATTACCGCGCTGGTGAAGCTGTAACCCAGTGGGTGCAGCAACCAGGTCTTACGGGTCCACAGGGTTTCAACGCCGCCGCCATTGCCGCGGGACGCTTCGCGCTCGTATTCCAGCGGGTTGGACGGAGAACCTTCGCCGTAACCGATAGCGCCGTTGCCGAAGATGATGGAGATGAACTTACGGCTAGGGCCAGTACCGACTACGGTCATGCTGTCGTCAACAATCACGCGGTAGCCCTGGTAGGTAGCGAACAAGGTGTCGTTGTCAGCGTCTTTGATGAAATCAATAAGCTGCTGCTTACGGGCCTGTGCATAAACGAAGCTGTGCATCGCGATAGCGCCCAGCACTTCACCGCCGTTGCCCATCAGCGCATCACCCATAGTCTGGGTAGCGTCGATGAACGCGCCCGCATCGAAGCCAAGAGTAGCAGACACGTCGATTACCATGTCATTCTGCTCGTGGTATGCGTCGGTAGCGGCTACGTTGTCGTTGTACAGACCGAGCGCGGTAGCGATCAGACGGCGTTGTGCCTGGCGCTGCCAGAAGTTATCCAGACGGGACGCTACTGATTGCAGCGGGTTCTGGCTGGTCAGTTCGACAGTCAGGTCCGCCTGGCCAAAACCTTCGTTCAGGTACGCAACGCGCGCCATCATCTCACCGGTCTGCACGTTACGCGGGGTAGCGATGTCCTGGTATACGTCGTTCGAGTAGTTCGGCTCGATGGAAGTGTCAATCGCTTTCCAGAAAGGAATATTAGCGACGTTGGACGGGCCGCGGGCAATCTCGGCAGCGTATGGGGTCGGGGTCAGAATACCAGACTGGAAGAATGCGGTTTTTTCTACCGGGTCCTCGGTCATATAAGACGCCAGGACCGGGATGTTGCCAGTTACGATATCGCCGATAGTGGTAATTGCCATTATTATTTCCTCAGGGCTTTAAGTTGCCGTTCAAATTCGGCAGGGTTCGATTTATACAGGGCTAAACGCTCTGCTTCACTCATGTCTTTAAACGCTGGTGCGGCCCCGCCGCCTTTGCTACCGGAAGCCCCGCCGCCGGAAGCTGCATTTGCTTTAATCAAATGCGAAAAAGCTTTGTGTTCACGCAGGTATTTGCGGAACTGTTCCGGGTCAGTCGTGATTACATTGCCGTCTGCACCAACAAACTTAGTAACCACATCATCGCCTTCGAACTCAGTCTTAACGAACGGTGCAAGAATGTCTACCGCTTCCGGGGTGATGAAATCACCTGCGAAAGAGCCTAACACCGCTTTACGTTCGCTGCCGAGGATGCGCTCTGCCATTTTGGAGATGCGACCATCTTTCTCGGCTAACACCGGGTCATACTGGCTACGAATCGTCTTTTCAAACTCGTCCATCTTACCAGCGGCTTTTAACGCCTCCTGGTGTGCGCGCTGCCGTTCTTCTTCAGCCTCTTTTGCTTTGCGAGCGGCTTCTTTCTTCTCCGCCAGCAATGCTTCCTGATTGGCCTTAAGCCCGGCAACTTCTTTCTCAATCAGCGCCTGAACTTCTTCGGCTGTGAACATTTTCGGCACGTCACCGCCACCGGCTTTATCTTCTGCTCCAGCTTCTTCCTGGAACGGATAACGTAAAAAACGATTCATAGTCAGTATGTCCCCTGGACGTTGGAATCCGGGCCACCCGGATTTACATGTCAAGAATAAATTATTCCAACATGCAAGGCAACTATTCCAGAATATTCCTCACGTAGTCCTGCAACATAAACACTTTCAGACGCAGTTGCCGCACGCATTCGGCGTTCTGAACGTCAATAGCTAAATCCTCGTCCGCGTCGCTACTTGGTGCGGCCAGTTTGCACGGCGGCTGCATCATCGTCGTATCCGGGTATGGAATTGGCGTTGGCGACGGCGCGGGACTTGAGCTGCACGCGCTCAGGGTCAAAAGTGCACACGCTGCGGCCAGGCGTTCTAATGTACTTAACGACTTCACGGGTAATCACCTCTGATTTCGTCTTGCCTTCGTTGTCGGCTGCTGCGGCCTTCGATTCATCCTGCTGCTGCCGTTGTGTTTTCTTCGCTAACTCAGCCTGTGCTTTCTGCTGTTGCTGTGAAACGAGATTCACCCGGCCTTCGTTCCAGCCGCTGCGGTACTGATAGATGCCGTGTGCGTAGACCAGGATGGTGAAACATGCTCCTGCTACGACAGTTGCTTTAAGATTCATGTTTCTCCTTTCTCGATAAGTAAAGCCCCGCCTTAAAGCGGGGCGCTAGTCCTTATCATTTAAACATAGAAACGGCATAATCTCAGTAAACCAGTTACTTTTTACACAAGCAATAGAGTATGGCCCTTCCGAACGCGTCAGCGTAACTACACTCAGGACTTACGTCCAGCTCCGTTACCTGCCCGCGCCGCGGTCGCTTGTTCATACTTCACAAGCTCAGGTGGAGCTTAGCACATTTTTAGTGAAAAGTCAACTATTCGAATAGTTTATTCCAACATTTACAATTGAGGGAATAACTGGAATACATAGCTAAATAGTTTGCAGGCACCAATATAATAGGGTACTATTCATTGCATCGAAACGAGAGATAAGGAACTTAAAGATGAAAGAATTAATTATCTCGGTATTGATGACATTGGCATTTTCACTGGTAATTGCTGCCGGTGTACGTAGCTTAGATGAACACGGGTGTGAGAACTACGGAGATATCACGGGCAGAGAGGTAATGTATAGTTACACAACTTGTTATGTAAAAACTGATAGGGGGTTTATCCCTCGTGAAGAACTTAATTTTAGAGCAGCGACACATGAATAAAACTAAGGCCCCATAACGGGGCCTTTTATCATTCTGGCTTAACTACCTTCGCCGCTTTACTCACGGCCTCTACCCCATCAGCATCAGTAACCTTAACGAAGTATTCACCGACTGCGTTAACCGTCAGAGACAAGGCCTCTTCCGGGGCGTTTACTACTTCCTTACCGTCTTTGTACCAGGTCAACGCATATGGTGCTTTGCCAGCCTTAACCTCGACAGTGATGGTCGCGCTGCCGTCTGCCAGTTCAGCGTCTTTCGGTTGCGCAGAGAAATACACGTCGCCAGCATCAGCCAGATACGGAATTTCATAAAGCATACCCGCCGCCGGTAGTGCAATACCGGTTTTATCAGCAAACGGCATATCGTCTACTGGTGTACCGAGTACACTTTCATTTTCAATAAATACCACGTTCTCGCCAGAGCCAGACACACGGGCGTACTGGACTACGCGACGCGACGGTACATCAGTTACTTTGAAAAAGCCCATCATTATTCCCCTTTCAGATAATCAGCAACACGTTTATCGAGTTCCGCCATCTGCTTAAGCGTGAGCGGATTCCCGAAACCATCTACAGATATTACGCGAAACTCTTCCGGCGATATACCGCTGTTACGGAAAATCTTACCGCGAACAGGTCCAAGAGCCTCATCAATAAACCACGCCGGTTGTTGTTTAAGGAACTCGTAATAGGTGGTGTCTGCGCTTACCTGAGTACCTCCGTCCGCGCCCTTAGCCGCGCGTTTTGCGCCTTTATTGAGGAAGTCGAACTCCGAACTGATTACCGGGGCCGTGGTGCTTCTGCAATTCGGATGGGCTGGGGGCATCGGACCTTTACCGATTTCCCACGTCATCCCGTCCCTGGCTCTGCAAATCGTACTGGTACGGCTGTCCAGCGTTGACACCCATTCGTATTTCTTGATGATGTCGTCGTTCTGACGGTACGTTTCGTTACGGGCTTCGTTGGATACGTGGGACAGCGCGGTGCGGATTACCGTCGCAGCGTTACGCTCAGAGATGTCCGCAAGGCCCCCAGCACCAACAACATTCTTAACAATCTGCCGTGTCGTCTGGCCTTGCACAAATCCCATCTTAACGCCCGTTACAAGGCGCGCGACTTCTGTTTCACCCCAGTCATCCATCAGCTTGGTGAAATCGACCGGCTTGTCATTCAATGATAAGGGTTGAAACTCCGCAGCGGCCCACACCTGTTCAGCGGTAGGCGTAACAAATTCCGCGTTAACGTTAGCTGTCAGTGTCTTTGTATTCCACTCAGCCTCATACGCCGCCAGCTCCTTAAGGTCTTCGGTCAGCTTTGTATGCCAGTCACCAGTAAGTCCCGCCAGTGCTTCTTCGAGGTCGCGTAACAGTTTATTCAGTCGCGCTGTGCTACGACCGTCGTCGCCGAATAGCAGAACCTGCCGTTTGATTTCGTCCCGCATCTCCTGAATGAACGGCGCGAGGTCTTTCACTTCACCGGAAGCGGTGCGTTGCAGCCATATCTGGTGGCTGATTAGTGATGTAAGTAAGCTCATAGGCCCTCCTGTAGTATTGACAGTGTAACGCATAAAAATAATATTTGCAGACACCAATATAATAGGGTACTATTCACTTATCGAAACGAGAGATAAGGAATTTAGAAATGACTAACACATATGAACTTACCACCAAGAACTTACAGGCGTATGAAGTTGTGGAAAATGGCCCAGACTCTACGGATTATGTGGTCGCTGTAGTTAAAGGTGAGAATGCTGCTCTGCTGCGTGCCTCCGCTATGCAAGAGAAAAACGGCTACCTCGGGTATGAATATACAATTCGTAAGGCCTAAGGGCCTTATATTAATAATTATTTAATCTGGGTGTACTATGAGCGGTGGGACTAAAAAACTCTATGCAGAAAAAGGGGCTATCGGCGTATCTTTTATGGTGGTTGATGGCGTTGTGTACCACAGCCTTCCGGGCGTAAAAGTTGGGAACAGATACACATGGTACAAGACAAATTCAGGTCCGGAATTTATAGACAGTCTTGTTGCGAAAGGTGTGATTAAACAGGTAGATTGTGACTGGAAGTTTAAACAACCAGTAATACACTTCTGAGAAATCACCATGCGGAAAAGAAAGAAGACTACTAAAAAATACGCGTACAGATATCTTGTCGGGGATTCTAGCGAGTTCCCGGATTCAGAAGATTACGATACGTTTAAAGCTATTATATTCGCCAGCGGATGCGTTTATGTGTGCCAACATTACGACGTCGACGCTCCGCAAACGATACATATTCTGTACGCTGATTTCAGAACGTCTGACTGGATGAAATCGTGGTTCAATGGTTTTACTGACTCAATAATATCAAGAGATATTGGTAATCATAAACTCGTAGCGCTTCGAGAAGTCTGGAAAGTTAAGGCCCCGTAAGGGGCCTTTTTCTTTACTCCTGCTGCGCCGACGGCGGAATCTCCCCCGCTACCTGAGTATTTGCACCTAACGGCAGCGGCGCGTCCTCAATAGCGTTCTGAATATCCTCGTCTGTCCAGTCGGTTACACCAGCCTTACGCAACGCGGCATAGTAAGCAGTGGCGGGTAGCAAACCTGCGTTAATGTCTGTCATCCACTGAGCGCGGTCCTGAGCGGTCATCGGTTGCAGGAAGAACTCCATGTTCAGTTTGAACTCAATCTCTGTGCCTTCACTAAGCCCAAGCATCGCAGCTACCCAGCGCAACGCATCGGTATACGCCGTGCTTACGTTACGTGCGATTGTGGCCATAACGGACGTATCCGCGCCACGTTGCAGGCGGGCCGATTCGGCGGTGATTTGCTGCGTCGGGGTGATAAGCTGCGCACCAATCTGGATAGCCTGATTCTCTTTATCCAGCATGTTCTGTCTGGCGAGGTTGTTCTCCCCAGCCTGAACCAGAAACGCATTGCCGCCGTAGCCAATGTTGTGACCTGAACGCGACCCCATGCGCACGCCGTGTGGGTTGGCTTCTGCCCACTGTTCCATGCTCATGTTCTCGCCAGGAGCAATGAACAGAGTGGGCTGGCCTACAACGAAGCTGGACTCCTCATTGTCTGCGCTGTTGCGGAAATGCCCGATATTAAGCTCAGCCAACGGCAGCAAAGGCGCGTCGTCAATGGTTGCGTCGTTGTTGCTCGCCCCAATGAAAGTGAACGGGATTTTACCACGCAACTGTTTGCCAAGTTCCGGGAAGATTTCTTTTACTTCACCCTGCGCACCACCTTCGGCATCGAAGCGGTAAATGCGCTGGCGGTAGCGACCATCAATCAAATCGAGAACGCGGTATTGCTCACCGAACTTTGTTTCGAACTCTGCGCCCGGTTCTGAGTATTCCCATACCTCACGCAATACAACCATCATCACGCGGTTCACTGAACCGACACGAGTCAGTCGCCAGTTGATGATGTTCTCTGCGGTATAGAATGCGATGACCGGGTTTAATAATCCCGCGTTCTGTTCGGCTGCGGTTGCCGCAGCCGTCTCCGGGGCATCCACCAGCAACCCGCCACGACCTACCGAGTCAATCTCCATCAGCGTGTCCTGCGCGTGCTGCCACAGCCCGACACCGGAACCGTCAGCATTACGTAGCAGATATTCCATCTCAGGCGGGATAATCTGCTCTGGGTCTTTGCGCATCACCGACCCCACCATCCCAGCCAGGGTACGTTTAGTGAAGTTGTAGCAGATAGCGCCGTTCTCATATTCTTCCTGTCGCTGTGCCGCGTAGGTAGGGTCAGGCTCGTTCTTCCCGACGTTGCGCAGATAGCGGATAAGGTCACCTTCCAGCGCGTGGCGCACCTTCTGCCATTTATCGAAGTGATGCAGCCATTCCCGGTGTTTTGTCTTAACACCCTGATTCTGACCGTTCATAGTTAACATTGAATAATCCTCTTAAAGTGCGAAAGTCACCGGGACGTTAATAACTGGTTTGCGAATCGGCATTTCATACGCGATAGGGTATGTGGTTCCATCATTCTGGTGGTCCACGCCACCTGATTTATCCGGTTCGCCGTTCTTGTCGTAAGCCTGTTGCTCTAAGCATCGCGCAGTAACAGGGCAAGCCTGCTCGTTAATCATGACCATACCAGATTCAAGCGCCTTGTTCATTGCTGATACGCGGTCTTTAACCGGTGGGTTTGTCGATTTTGCACGCACTTCGAACCCGGCCTGCTGTAACTGGGCGATGTCGGAGGTACTGGCGTTGTTGCTTTTACGGTTTTTGCCGCTGGCGTCAGGGTACATAACGATATAGTGGCCTTTACTTTTCCATCGCTCAGTTATGGCCCGCACTACGTCAGGCGTATCGAACATATCGACCAACTCGGCAACAGCGTGCCAGACCTTACCACGTTGCACGTAAACTGTGCTAGCCATGTGGCCTACGTTAAAATCCTGCCCAATATACAGAGTCTCTCCGGGTTTGATTGTTTCGCGGCTGCTGTTTTTCCTGCGGTCGTAGGCGTAGTAGACCGTTCCGGACGTGAGGTTTACGAACTCGCCGTTGATGTAGGCGTCAATCAACTGACCTGGGTATGTGTCGCGTAATGACTGCACATAATCTTCTGGCAGGAACGGGTTAGACAGGGTGGACGCCTGAATCATCTCGTAACCAGGGTTCTTTTTAACAACCCAGCGGTCATGCACAAAACGGAACCCTTCCGGCGTAGTGAACACGGAAACGGTATTAGCCGGTTTCGGTGTAATAGGTTTATACGTCCGCGGCAACTGGCGGTTACGGGCGATGACCTTGTTCCACGCATGCTCGGCGTGCTCCATGTTAAGGGTGTCCAACTCGTCGATTTTTGCACGAAACGATTCGTAGCCAACGATTCGTGCTGGATTATCTAGTGTACGCAGGACAAAATCGCCGAATTGCCCAGATGACGTATATATTATGTTGTCGGACTTATTGTATTTGTACCTCACACCCCAGTCAGTCAACTTCTCTTCCATACGTGGCGCAAGGATAAGGCGCACAAGGTCATAAGTCGGCTCGTACATGGCGATGATAGAATCGCTACCGCCTTCCATGCTGTCTAGTAGTGCTGAGTTGCACATAACCTCGGATTTGCCAGTACCGAAGCCGGCGACGAATGCCGGGAACTTACAGTGCATACCGAGAAACGCGCCTTGCGGTTCCGTTGCCGTGATATTAACGTTCACCGGACACCACCTTAATGGTTACTTCACTGATTGGCTCGTCGCGTGCTTCTTCGGTGGCGACAGTTTTATTCAACCCCAGTTTCGCGGCAGCAAACGTAGCAGAGATGCCCGCCGCGCCCGTCTCAGTGAAGTATGCCTCTTCCAGTGCCTGTGCTGTTTCATATGCTTCTGCAAATGCGGGAATCTCGCGCAGCCACAGCTTAATAATCGGGATAGTGACGCCGATGTGTAAGGCGAAGCGTGCCAGTGACGGGGGTTTATCCTGAATCAGCGGGCGTTCTTCGCCCTTGGACGTAGGCACAAGCTCCCATGATGTGCGGTCGAAGAAACGAATCAATTCGTCGCAATAGTCCGGGTCCCACAACGCGGCGGAATTACGGGATGATTGATAAAGGCTCTGCTTACCGCGCGGTCGTTTACGGCGACGGTTTGCGCTAACAGCTTCTTCATGTGCAGCTTGCACCACCTCTGGCGATGGCTGCTTAAGTTTCAGCTTCATAGAATCCCCTTGCGTATGCGTCTGACCATCAGAGCGCATCAGACGCGCCCTACGCGTCTAAAGGGATTATATAAGGGGATTGGGTGGGATGTACAGAAAAGCCCTCCGTAGAGGGCTTGTATCAGTTATATAGGCCATGTCGTGGTGCTCTTTTACCATCGCCGCCGTAATTGTCGTTAGCTACAGCGATGACCCAGGCGTTAGGGATGATTAGTAGTCTCATTCCCTGCTCTCCCCTCGTACAATACGTTGCTCGGTTTTAGTGATACCGCGGCGCGTGAATAACACCGGGCTTGTCTTAACGTGCGTCATGAGACGGTTGTTATAAATTACGTGGCGCTCGCAGTTCACGTCTTTGCTGTACTTGGCAATCGTCATTTCGTTGATGCCGGTTTGCCGGCATGTCTCCGCCATCGTGCCGTATTCTTTAATCAGGTTCGGAATGCTGGTAATCATCCTAAGAAATTCCTCGTTGTCCACATCGCATTTGGATATTTGTTATCGCGGTCCTGCACTACGGCAATCATGTTTCCACGTTGCACCAGGCAGAAGTGCCGTTGCTGTTCTCCGTTGTAGCGACGCCAGATTGCTTCTTCGATTGCTACGTTGATGTCACTGAACATTAATATTTACCCCACAGAAAGCCAACCAACAACCCGATTAAGAGACTGATATCCACCTCGAGTCCCATACTCTCACCCCACTATCTCATCACCAAGCCACGCCGTCTCTCGTATATCATCGACCACACAGGCGGCGTGCTCACGGCTAATTGCAAAAATATAGAAGCTGAACTTCTTCCCGTCGGCGTCGATGTGGTTAACCGAGTAGGGTTTCCACAGGACGCCATCGATAACTACCGGTTCAGGCACTTTCATGTCCATCACCAGAAGCTTTGTTCAGGTTGAAGCGGTTAATCAGTTCACGGCGAGTCTCATAAAGCGACTCTACCATTTGCTCGGCTACCGCGATTTTAGTATTCAGGACGTACATCACGTGGCTTACGTCTACGCCACCGTTAACGGCCTCAACCATCATCTTTTCGTACTCACGGTCAGTCATTGTCTTTAACCTCCGTATACGGGAAATCTGTCGTATCTATTTCTACTTCGCAATAGGGGCAATCACCGTCGTTATGTAATAATTCGATGTTAGATACCCAAAGGTTGCAATTCCAGCACCGCCATTCTCCCGGTCTCACGTAAATCATTTCTTCTCTCCCCACATGCGATTGAGATACTTGTTCTTGTCCGGCCCGGGGAAACTGTTACGTTTCATCAGTTCCTCGCGTGTCGGGAACGGGGTGTGACTGACCTTACGGCCTACTCGTATTGACGGGTTTATTTGAACTTGTTCGCTCATTTCTTATCACCTGTAATATGTTGCTTCTAATGATTCTAGTACTTGCGCACTGTACCCGTGGTCACACTCATAGTCCCAAGAGTCATCGGAGTAGTTATAAGCTTTAAGTAGCCCGTACTCCCATCTAAGAGTTGCCGAATATGGCGCATCTCCAATAAACCACACCGCTACAAATTGTCCTTCTGACGGCATTTCATAACTAACTTTCATTTCTTCTCTCCTGCATAAGCTGCTTTCAGTGTCTGCATCGCAGCGAACCAGAACGCGGCCGCGGGGATGCTGTTGCTCAGATTACTAACGGCGATGCGTGCCATCAGTTGTGCGTCTTTGAATGCTTCGATATCTGTGATTTTCATTAGTTATTCTCCAGTATTTCTAACGCTTTCACGAGGTAACGTTTACGTAAAACATCAGTCTGCGCGCTATTAGCCCTGCGTATGTAGCCCGCAGCAACCCTCATCTGTAGTTTTTCCACCGAACCATTCCCTATAACGGATGCGATACATTTAACTTCGAGTTCTTCGGTTATTTCTATCGTCGATACGTTGCTCATTTCTCTCTACTCCGTTTTCGTTGTCGATGGAGTAAATATAATAGGGTCGAAGGTAATAGTCAACTAGTCATTGCAGAAAATAGATAAAAAAAATCCCGGCTGGGTCAGGGCCGGGATAAAACTGGAGAGCAGAGGGATGGAACAGGAGGTGATTTAAGTATCGTCGGATTAGTCTTAGGTGTCAACCTTTCACCGCGCGCCCAATAGCTTCAGCCTCTTGCCACGGTTTACCGTCGAACAGCGCAAGACGCCCGGCGGTACGGCGGCGCAGACCAAGTAACGGTTTGCCGTTCTGATTGATGAACAGCGCCAGCTTAGCCCGCAGTGTCACAATATCTCCGGAACGCAGCGCCTTGCCCGTGCCTGTAGTAGACGCAATCACGCCAGCACCTGCGTTATACACCAGGTCGCACACCGCATCGAACTGTGCCTGTGTCAATGAATGGTGGGCGGCCGCATCAACCGCAGCTACGGCTTTAGCCATATCGCGATTCAGTAACAGGAGGCCTTGCCCTGGCGTGATGGTCTTACCCGGTGTTACGTCTGACCCATAGTGCCCGTAGCCTATCGTCAGGTACTTCTCGTTCGGTGTAGCACGATACGCAGTTCCACGGAACCCCTCGAACGCAGCGGTAAAATGCAATCCATTATCTGAAATGTTTCGAGACACGCTTATGCCCTCCGTATGACAGCCACGCCTGGCGAATCTGGCGCAGTGCAACTAATGTGATTAAGGTCTCAGGCAGCGTAGGCGACATGCTGCCCTGTAACAGGTGAATACATCCGGCGGCACAGACGATAGCAGTCAGGATATAGAGAACACGCCCGAACAGCCCGTCGTCCACGCGTTCATTATACACGTTGAACAGGGACGAAGCGCCCATTGCCAGCATTACGACAAACCAGAATAACTCATTCATCCGGGCCTCCTCGACGTGCAATGTATTCTCCGGCGACGATACCGGAAAGGCGGGAATAGATAGGCATCCAGAGAATAGCGATAATGAAGCCCAGGCCCGCGATTTCACGGTCGCCCGTGATACCGAACCATTGAGCTGCGAGAGGTGCGCCAAATACGGCGCAAGTGAAGCCGGTTGCAATAAAGCAGAAGCCGTCGATGGGGCCAGAAATAGCGGACTTATGTTGTCGTAGTCCGATAACCCCTCCGGCGAGTGCGGCGGCCAGGAGCCAGCCTGTCACTGTTTCAGTAAATTTATCCAAGATGAATCCTCCAGGTGCGTATTAAGTATGCAGTAACTGGAGGATACCACGGGTAGGAATTATCCTAATAGTTGTTTGGTAATAATCTTACCGCCGGTGTTAGGGTCAAACTTTGAAGCGACGGCTACGCCACCATGTGCCGAATACTCACATTCCATAGCCGCCAGGGCATATGGCGCGCCAGACCCCACGGCGGCGAAGCTATCGGCAACAGGAATAACCGAACTAAGCGCACAATCCCATGATTTATAGAACGCGACTTTATACACCTTTTCTGTGTCTTTCACGAACACAAGGGCTTCGAAATCGAAGTCGTATGATTTTGGATTAAGTACGCCATTATCACGGATTAGCATAACCCCAACTCCTGCGTCCCCGGCTACCCCAATTATGAAATGGTCATTCTCGTATATCTTTGTGTCTGTGTTGTAACAGTTACTCCCGCACACAACACGGGTGTCACAGGCCATTGTCTTTCCGTCAAACGCGATAGTCGTCATTTATGTCTCCAGATGTATTGTCGTCTCTGTGGTTTCGTCGGAATATCATCGTATCCCAGTGATTTCCAGTAATTAAATAACCGATTAGCGATAGCGGCGCGTTCCTTTGTCTTGAACTCACCGAGATTCACGGCCTTCCCGTTCTGGAACCCACAGGCGCGGACAGCTTTGCGTCTGGCCTGAATCTCGGGGTACAGCGCGTTATGGCGACGCCTGTATATCCGTGTTTTAGCTCCCGGTGCCAGCGGCACAAGGCCACTTCGTTTCAGGATGTCAGTTGCAAGTGTCATTCCTTCACCCCGCATACTAAACATATCTTTCTGTGAGGGTGTACAATGTACCTATTCCACACGTGTTCACATTCTTTGGCGTCTTCTTTATGGCAACCGTGTTGCCCCATAGCGTCTTCAACCCCTTCCACATGTGTGACCGACCCACAGTTCGCGCACTCTACATAATCCGGGAACTGGTCTTTGTATTTCTGTAACTCGGCTTCGAGTTTCGCATAGTCTTCGTACTTAACGTAGCTACCGTCGTGGCTATTCTTAAAAATATCTTCTATGCACCATACATCGTATCTCTGTACCATAATCACTTCTCCTGTTTACCAAGTCGCTTAGGTGAGCAGATAGCGCGTACCTCTGAATCGTTGGGCTTGTCGCCCTGGAACAGAAAGTGCGCGTTCTCTGCGGCGCGTGCTGCTGACTGGCACGCCTCCATCGAGTAAAACGTTTCTGCTGCCGCGAGTTGCATCTGGCCTGCGGACAGTACCCATATAAATAAGATGCTGGTCATTCAGGTATAACCCCTCCGCAGTTGTCGCAGACTATCGTGTTTCCGTGGTAGGTACCGCAGTGGGCGGGAACGCACCGACATACAGGAAGCCTCACGTCTTCCTTACGGCAACCAGATTGCTCGGCCTTAACCCCACGCTCGACCTTGAAGACTTTACCTTTCTCGTCGAAATGTGCGGTAGACCATCTATACACACCCGCCGCCAGGTCAATCTGATGCTGTAACTCACTCTGCAACTCCTTAATCTGCGCCGACGCATCGCGTAACTGATTCTTAAGTGACCGCACCTCATGCGCCAGGTCTTCGCACTGTTGCTTGTATGGGTTGCTAGTTACCTGCTGCCGTAGTTGGTCAATCAGGTACTCGAATACTTCGTTTTTGTCACTCATCGCGGTTCTCCGACTTCTCTGTTAGCACTATTTCATCGCCTCCTTCCTTTACATTAAACCCTTGCAGCTTAGCGAAACGTAATGTTTGCTCTAACATACTTTTTGCCATTTCCTCGGCGTACATCGCCTGCGATATGAAATTATTCATCTTCTGTCTCCCCTCTCGTTTGTGTAAATGAATAGTAGTCTACTCTATCCCAGCGTGCAAGTAAATTTTATTGGTGTTTGTATTGTTGCATATCCTGCAATAGTCTCTTCGATTGTTGCGTTTGGTGAAATAGAACAAAAATGAGAAAAATGATACGCTGCTGTGTAGCAGCGTAAGTCACTCGGTAAAATCCCAAACTATTGAACATCACACTTCCGGGGGCTCAGGTAACGGCATCCAGTGCGTTATATCACCGTGATATAAACTCTTTGCAGGCCCCCAGTAGCCATCTGAATTAACACGCATAACCTCACAGCCAACAAAACAATCAGTTACAAGAACGTATTCATAAGGCTCCGGCATCCGCTCACTACACTTAATCCACTCACCCATAGCTCACCTCGTATTCATCACAGCCTGCGCACCAGCTTTCCACGCCCGCCACGCGAGACGCGTCTTAACGTTCAGGTACTCTTTCTTTGAACCCTTGTTAACCGGCAGACCCTCGACGGCGGCCCACCGTTCAAATGCTTCTCTCATAACTTAGTCCTTAACCCTTACCCAGAATTCACCACAATACCAGCACCACAAAAGATTAGGGGTCTCACGAACCCAACCATAATCCTTACGTGCACGAATCGGGATAATGCCTTTAATGGAATAATAACCTGTCTGAAGAAACTCAGGGTCGCGCGTCGCAATGCGCCACATGTTATAGAACTGCTCCAGCCCCGCACCCCGACGCATGACCCGTATTTTACGGTTATATTCCGCTACTGTTTTCAGTTCAGTATTATTCATTAACGGCAACCTCCCTCAGAGTCGTAGGCACGAGCGTCATGATTCGATGCCGTTTTTAGCATTGACCCGCCACACCACCTGTTACACCGGCGCCGGTGGCTCAGGTAAGGGCATCCAGTGCGTTACGTACTTATCGTAGTGATTCCAGAAAGGCTTTCTTCCGTCATCAGGAACTATGTAATAATCGTGCTGAACGGCGTTATTCAACGTTTCATACACCAGGAACTCCTTATCAGCATACCCATTGCCCGGCAGCATCTCACTACACTTAATCCACTTACTCATATCTCACCCCTTTTAATTTAAAATTGTTGCCTATTAGTGTTAAATTATCCCGGTAGGCGAACCCGGGTTTCTTTCTTACCAGGCCCCATACGTCAACCAGATTATCCTCGTCATACTCGTTCTCGTCCTGCAACACTAATACATATTGTCCGGTGCGTTTCGTTTTCGCCAACTGACCTTTCTTAAACATAACCATCACTCCTCTGTCTCGTTTCGATAAGTGAATAGTAACCTATTATGTTGGGGTGTGCAAGAGAATAGTTACGTTGCCGTTGTGATTCTTCAGGTAGGGCTGTGCCTTTATTCTTATTACTTGGTAACTAAAGGGCAGGCCCTAAGCCTGCCCAATAATCGTTACATTTTTACGGTTGCGAATCTACGGCACATTAAGAAAATCAGATACTTAAGAGATATGCCGCCGATGAGAATAGAGCTTGCCCAGGGCAACCGGAGATACTTAGGGAGGAAGTTACGATAATTCTTATGTTCAGTAAACTTTCGCTTAACACTTTGCTTGCGCTGCGCGCAGCTGCGTTTTAAGCGGTTTTACAAGGTGAACAGGAATCAAAGTAACTAAGATACAGAAGCACCTTAAACGAAGATTTTCATAATGTCAATAGGTGCAATTATGTTTGATTTCCCATTATTCGCAATGTATACTCGGTTTCGTTAACTGATAATGAGGGTTTGAGAATGACACAGAATGAGGTAGCTGAGCGCATCGGGGTTACTCGTCGCACGCTGAATAACTGGTTAAAGAGTGGGAAGTTCCCGGATTGTTGCATCCGCATTATGGGGCGCCGGCAGCCAGGTACGTTTGACCCGGAGAAAGTGGAAGCGTGGATTAAGGAGAACGTGAAATGACCGAGTTCCAGTCGCGTGTATTTACGGCGGTAGTTTCGTTGACACGTAAAAAAGGGTCGTGCAGCGTTATGGACTTGCGCCGTAGTTATTTTAAGTACTATAGTTCCGCCATTATTGAGGGGTCGTTGAAGGTGCTGGTTAAATCTGATGTCGTGAAAAATGTTGGTGGGAAATATAGTGCCATTGCTGAAGTTCGCGGAATGACAGCCACTTTAGAAGACCTGGAATAAAAGAAAGCCCCGACGCGGTGAACGCCGAGGCCAAATTACTTGCTGAAGGAAATACAACATGTCCGATGTAATTTTATCCTACTCGTGGTCTCGTCGCAACGCGCGGGCGGAGAAAAAGGATATAAACGTCAGAACCACACACACGGCAACACTGGACGACCTGAAAGAGTTAATTCAGCCGCTCGATGCCGTTCGCGACGGAATTAACCCTAAGACAGCGCCCGGCTATATTACCGCCGCGTGCGACTCAACGCACAGCACCGTAAAAGACCCGGAAACCGGTGACTTTAAGCAAGCGCGTAAAGGATTTTTCTATCGTTGTGACGCGTCTGTAAGCAAATCGTCGCTGGCGTATCTGGATTTCGACAGTGCAACACCGGAAGAGTATCAGGAAGCGGTGCGCCGGGTTAAGCGCAGCCGTCAGGCCATGTGCCTCTATACCACGGCATCACATACCGACGAGTCCCCGCGCTTTCGCGTCGTTATGCCGCTGGGTCGCCCGGTTGAAGGTGGTGACATCATCCGAGTTCGTCATGGATTGCTGGAGCATTTCTTCAAAGGCATGGGCGCGGACCGCAGCGGTTTTACCCTGTCCCAGCCTATGTACCTGCCGCCGGTTGGCTCTACCGTTATCTGGTCTCGCCGCAACGACCTGATTGACCCGGACGAGTTACTGGAGGGCATCCCGGATTACGAGGTGAGCAGCGCGTCGGATTACCAGATACCGGAAGAACTGCGCACAGCGTTTACTGATGCGTTCGAGGCACTGGCGTTTGAGTACGGCGGTATCATGACACCCCGCGGGCTTAAAATGCCGGCTACACCGGAACATGCAGAGAACTACAGCGACCCGACACCACGGTCGGACGACTTCCTGCTGTGCTTCCCGCGTGAGGGCTACGAAGCGCCTAACGTAACCATGATTCACGACACCGACATTATGGCAACCGAAGGCATGTCGCCGAAAGAGGTGTGGAAGTACGCGTGCAATGCAACCGGGCTGCCGTTCAGTGAAGTCGCTGAGGCTATCGGGTGGGGCGTGCGGGAATCTGTCTCATGCAGTCTCGACGACCTGGAAGACGGCGAGGATTCAGAGGAGGACGAGTTACCGGAACCGGTAAAGGCTGATTTCGTCGTAGAAGGGTACATGCCGTCGGATTGTATCTGGGATATCGTCGGTGAATCTGGCACGTACAAATCGTTTTATACGCTTGGGATGATGTACCTTAGCGCCGCCGGATACCGGTTTGCAGGGGCGGACACCCAGCGTTGCCACCATTTCTATATCGACGGTGAGGGTGGCGCAGCCACACGTACACGTATTGACGCGCTCGCGGCTAAATACGGTGCAGAGGGTAAAGATTATGTACATGTCATCGATATGGGCGAAGTCGGCAAACTGAAAAGCCTGATTAAGTTAATGCGCGAAACTGCGGGCGACGAGCCTATTGGCATGGTTGCGTTCGACACCCTTAACCAGACGCTGGCCCTGACGATTGATAAGTTCGACGAGAACAGTTCATCGACGGCAATTGGCATGGGTAAAGTTATCGCCATCCTGAAAGAAGTACGCGACGCAACCAAAGCCGCGGTGGGCGTCGTTCACCATACGCCGAAGGGCGGAAAGAAAGCCCGTGGTAGTGGCGCTCTGTACGCAGGCGTCGATGTGGAACTGACAATTGAACGCGCAACCGACCGTCAGATAAATGTATACCACTCTAAATTTAAGCACGGGCCTCAACAGAAGACGGTTGGTATGGTGCTGGAATCTGTACAGTTCCGTGAAGCCCCGCCGCCGAAAGAGTACCGTGCGGTTGAGTTCCTGGGTAACACAGAGGAATACGGCACAATCGTAAACCTGGACCTGCCAGAACCACACAAGGCGCTTGTACTGATGCCGTGGGGCTTCGAGCCGTTCAAGACTGACGAGGAGAAAGAGCGGGAAGAAGGGTTGACGAAAGAAGGTAAAGCGGCCGTTAAAGAAAAGGTAGGCCAGTTCGAGAAACTGGATCCCAAAGAGGCTACGGTTATTTACGCATTGGGTAAATTGCAGGAGCAGGGCGACGACAAGCGAGGGTTCTCCATGTCCGCTATCGTCAAAGCGGCGAAAGAAGATAGTTACGGCGTACCGATTAACGCTAATAACGACCTTCGAAAGAAACTGGAAGAGATGCACGAGGCCAGGGTTATCGTCTCGGGTCTGGATAACAACAACAGACCTATACCTAAGCAATACCGGTTGCCGTGGGGTATAAACGACAACAAGATTCCGAAGACATTATACGAACCGAATGAAATGCTGACAGTGACAGAGGAGGATTTAGAATGAATATTTACGACTTCATCAATGACCCAAGTAAAGCGGTGTACGCGGGCTACCGCCCGTCTTACCTGACATGTGTTTCTTGTGTAGCAAACAACTGGTGGGCTTTTTGTAGATGGGCGGCGGGGCGTGTTGGGAGGTTTAAAGACGTTTTAGATATGACACTGGGGGAGATTATCGAAGCTATCTATACATTGGTTTTTGGATTGGCGATTGTAATCAGCTTCCCGGTAAGTGTGTATCCTTTGGCTTTACTCCAATACCTGAACGTGCAGCGCATGATTAAGAACTTGGAAGAACTTGATAATTTGCGATAAAAAGAAAGGGGCGTTAAGCCCCTTCACCGAACGCCAGCCACTTGGCGTCTACTTGCAGCACTTCCGCCAGTTTAAACAGCGTTGCCGGGCGGACGTCCTGAGTTACCCCAAGTGCCAGCTGGTTAATTGCGCCCTGGGAAACGCCAGCCAGGACCGCCAGACGGCGCTGAGAGAGGCCGAGTTCTTTGCGGCGTTGTTCTACACGGATGCCTAGTTCAGATGGTTGCATGTCAGTTACTCCTTAGTCAGTTTATATGTGAATAGTACCATATTAATTATTTTAGGAAAGCCCATTGACAACATGAATAGTTAGCTATTATAGTTAGCCCATACCAAACGAGAGGAGAGAAACAAATGTTAGACCAATTCTTAAAATTACTGGAACGTTTCGTAGTTGCACATGAACTGATTGCTGCGAACAGTGCACGCCGTACTGAACTGCCGAAGGCTATCACGGCGCCATATGGTAAAGACGTCGACAGTGGTGTCGCAGAAACTGCAACAATCACGCCTACTGTTGTAAAAGAAGAAACAAAAGAAATCCCAGTCGAAGGTGAAGACCTTGTTGACACTAAACCGGCAGAAGAAGAGAAACCAAAACGCAAGCCGCGGAAAGCTAAAGTAGAGGAACCAACGCCAGAGCCGGAAGAAGAGGTCGATTACCAGTCTCTTCGTGACCAGATTCAGGCTATCGATGATGCGATTAACGAAGGCCCTAGCGATGCCGCGTGTGATGATTCTGATGAACTGCTGGAAGAGTTCACTGGCGAGAAGATGAAGATTGCTGCGATTAAGGACGAAGACCTGGTCGAATATCTGGAGCGACTGACGGCAATCAAGAACAAGTATTTTGAAGAAGAATAAATATCCTGCGGCCTTCGGGCCGCTTTAACTGAGGGTCGTAATTATGAAATATGAAGAAATGGGCGATTTTGAGATTAACTGCCGTGTGCACGCAGAGATTATGCAAATTTCAGGATTGAATTCGTTTAAGGCCAAAGACTACTGCAACAACCCATCTGATGCATGGTCCATAATAATTGATAATCACATATCAATTGAATGCGTTACGGTTAACCGGCATACGTTTACATATCGTGCGTACCACTCTGCATCGTTCACTAAAAGTACGCACGAGAACCCTCTACGCGCTGCTATGATTGTATTTCTGAAAATGCGGGAGAAGGCGCAATGATTTACCAACTCTACCGCGCCGTAGACAGGCGGGATAACACAGAGGCGCTATGGCTGTTACGTGCGCCGTCCGGTGCGCACCTGATGGAAGAGATGGCGTACTTAGGAAAAGTGCCACGGCCTAAAGATATAGGCCGCCACGTGTCGCAGATTAAGCGCACGACTTTCGCCAAACCTGACTTTTATGTCTTCGAGTCGATGTATGGGTGGGCTATGCACTGCGAACATAAGACTCGGCATTTAATTGACCAGTGGGAGAGCAGGGTATGATTTTAAAGGAACGCGGCGGTAATAACGATGTGCACGCATTATTGTCACCGTCGGGCGCTAAAAAGTGGCTGTCATGTGCTGCGTCACTGGCGTGTGAAAAAGACATTCCTAACACGTCGGGTAAATCCGCCGTTACAGGAACAGCATGCCACACTATAGCTGAGGTCCATCTCAACGCCTATATACGCGGCACTGCGTTGCCGTTAGAGCGCGAAGTCGGTGCTTACGTGCTGGATGAGGGCAAAGGCCAGATTAAGGCGCTAATACGCCAAATGAAAGGTGCTGTACTGATTACGGCGGACATGATTGAGCAGGTGCGCAAGTACACCGACTACTGCAAAGCGATTATCGATGTAGCGACTTATGCAAAGTTAGAAATGCGCGTCAATCTTACTGAGGTATTGCATCCGGGATACAAAGTACCTGCTGAGAGTGAAGAAGGTAAGGAGGATGATTTAGAGACATTCGGGACAGCCGACTTAGTGGCGGTTATAGAAGGCTTTACAGGTGAAAGTAACTCCGCGATGCTCATCATCGGCGACCTTAAAACAGGACGGCATCGTGTCGAAGCGAAAGAAAACAAGCAGCTTATGCTTTACGCTCTTGGTGTTTATCGCCGACTCAAGAGACGTTATAACATCACCATGGTTCGTCTGGTCATCTTCCAGCCGTACGCTGGGGGTGCGTCAGAGTGGGACATCTCGGTTGAAGGTCTGGAACTGTTCGCTAAGTTCGCACAGAAACGTGCACTGTTGGCGCTTGATGCGTATTTCCGCGGTAAGAAGAACCTGAAAGCGTCGGACTTCAAGCCATCGGTAGATGGATGCCAGTGGTGTCGGTTCTCTGAACAGTGCGCAGCGCGTACAAAGACGGTTAATTCTGTACTGGAGGAAGAACTGGAGGACGACTTGGCACTGGAACTGACACCAGAGCAACTCGTAGCTGAATATGAGAAGTTGCCGTTGTTGCGCCAGCACATCGACAAGGTTGAAAAGGCTATGGCCACCGCGTTGCATTCCGGTAAGAAAGTGCCGGGGTACAAGCTGGTTGAAGGTCGTCCTGGTAATCGTTCGTGGAAAGATGCCGATGCGGTATTCGCGAAGTACGGTACTATGCTGCAAAAGGTAGTGCTCATGACGCCGACCGAAGCGGTTAAAGTTGTGTCGGAAGATGAACTGAAAGACTTTATTACCCGTAAGCCGGGCGCACCATGTGTTGCAACGGCGGGCGACAAACGACCCGAGTGGAATCAGGTAACAGAGGAGGATTTAGAATGATTCGTAAAATGTTCAGAGTAATTGGCGGTTTTGTGGCGTTTTTAACTTATCACGCGCTAATATTGCCGCTTGTCATAATGCTTCTTCCGTTTTTCGCGTATACCGCGTTCAAGTGCAGGAAAATAGAGCTAGAGGATTTGGTGTACGCCAAAGAAGTTGAGTGGGTGCGTAATTTGAAGTGGCCTAACGTATATCTGACTATAGTTGAGAAAATAACTGGCTGGAAGGGTTGACACCTGAATAGTTAGCTATTATAGTTCTAATCACTGGCCGGGCAGTTCCCGGAGTAAACTGAAAAGCGAGAAATCAAATGGGACTGAAATTAAATCTGCGTAAAGTAAACACTGCCTGGGTTAACGTATTCGAACGCGAAAAAGACCGTGAAAACGATGATGGCTCAATCACTAAAGGTCAGTACAGCGCGACTATTATCCTGCCGTCTGACCATGCTCAAATCGATGCGCTCTACGACACTGTTTACGCTGTAGTTGAAGAGGCGTTAGGTGCAGCCGCTGCCGAGAAGTGGATGAAGTCCAACTACGGTGAAGGTAAGCACATGGATAAATGCGCGATTAAAGACATCGCCGAGCGCGACAATCCGTTTGAAGACTTCCCGGAAGGCTTCTACTTCAAAGCGAAGGCACAGAAACAGCCACTGATTGTAACCTCTAAAAAGGGTGAGACTCAGGTAGAACAGGACTTCAACGTAGACGGGGAACAGATTGAAGGCGAACAGGTTTACAGCGGCTGTGTCGCTAACGTAAGCGTTGAAATCTGGTTCAGCCAGAAATACAAAGTACTCGGCGTTAACCTGCTGGCGATTAAATACGTCGGCGAAGGTAAAGCATTCGGCGGTTCTAAAGTCGCCGCAAGCGTCGACGACCTGGAAGATGACGAAGAAGACGAAGCACCGCGCCGCGAACGTCGCCGCCGTTAATATCTGAATCAATTTAACTAAGGCCCTTCATTGGGCCTTTTTATTAAGGGTCAAAATACCATGCCAGAATTACTCTATCTAGACTTTGAAACCTACAGCGGCATCGATTTAAAGAAAGTCGGTTCCTACGCTTACGCCGAACACCCAACTACCGAAGTGCTTATCTGTACCTATGCTTTTGACGACGAGCCTGTACAGGTATGGGATTGCACTGACGGCAGCGACATGCCGGGGGATTTACACCGCGCACTGCGTCGTCTGGTTAAGCCGAACAGCCGCATTAAGATGGTGTGGCACAATGGCTCAATGTTCGACCGCCTCATCATGAAGCACTGCTGGGGCTTTGATATTCCGGTAAACAACACCATTGATACGATGATTTGGGCGTTCCGTCACGCGCTGCCAGGGTCGCTCGATGCGTTGTGCGAAGTGCTGGGTGTATCCGCTGACAACGCGAAAGATAAACGCGGCAAGGCGCTGATTCAGCGTTTCTCTAAACCGACGCCGAAGAACTACAAAATCCGCCGCTACACCGCAGAAACTCACCCTGACGAGTGGGCGCTGTTCATCAAGTACGCTGTGAGCGACATTACTGCTATGCGTGAAGTCTTCCATAAGCTGCCGCGTTGGGGTAACTCCGAGTTCGAAGACCGTGTACTGGAGCTGGACCAGTTAATCAATGACCGCGGGTTTAAGGTTGATGTCGCGCTGGCGGAAGCCGCGATTGAAGCCGTAGAGAAGCACAAGGCACAGTTACAGGAAGAAGCACAGCGCAAATACGGCGGCTCGCTTACTGGAAAGGACTTTCTTCCAATTCTGCGTGAACTGGCCCCTGCGCACCGTATCCACAACGCACAGAAATCGACGCTGAATGACCTATTGGCAGACGATGATTTACCGGGCGACGCACGCACGATTATCGAAATGCGACTCGGGGCAGCGTCTACCGCGTCAACGAAATATAACCCGCTGCTGTTAGGACGCTCGTCGGACGACCGCCGTCGCGGTTGCATCCAGTACGGTGGAGCCAAGCGTACATTGCGATTTGCGGGTAAAGGGTTCCAGCCACAGAACCTGGCGCGCGGGTACTACCATGATGGTGAACTGGATAAAGGTATTTCAGCGTTACTTAAGGGCCGCGCGCACCGCCGTTTCGATGTAGCCAAGCTAACGGCATCGACGGTTCGTAGCTGCATCATACCGGAAGCAGGGCATAAGTTTGTCGTTGCCGATTACTCGAACGTTGAAGGCCGGGGGCTTGCGTGGCTGGCTGGTGAAGAAACCGCGCTCGATACGTTCCGCGCTGGACTGGATATTTACTGCGTAACCGCAGGTAAGATGTTCGGCATGGAGCCGGATTACATTAAGAAGGAACGTAAAGACTTACGCCAGATTGGTAAAGCCTGCGAACTGGGCCTCGGCTACGCAGGAGGTGTTGGTGCTTTCGTTCAGTTTGCTAAGAACCTCGGCCTCGACCTTGTTGATATGGCTAAAACAATGGACGGGACATTCCCCGACCACATATGGGCTTCTACCGCACGTGGATATGAGTGGGCGCGTATTCAGGAAGCCAAGCGACCCCCGCGGCCGGGTGAAAAGGATGACCGACCATCATATATTCTTGATAAAAAAGTGTGGCGTACCTGTGATGCAATCAAGCGCATGTGGCGGGAGTCTCACCCTGAAACAGTAGCTTTCTGGCGAGATATTGAAGACGCGGCTATGGCAGCTATCCGCAACCCAGGCAAAGAGTTCACCGCAGGGCCGCGAGGCGTTAAGTTTTCGCGTAACGTAGAGACAGATAACAACGGCAACAAAGTCGCCGGTTGGTGGTTGCGGATGACGTTGCCGTCTGGTCGAGTTATGTCTTACCCAGGCGTCGGATTGAGCGTGTCGAAAGAGACCGACGAAGACGGAAAGGTGTCTACTAACGTGCGCATCAAGTACCAGGGCGAAAACCAGTTAACCCGTCAGTGGGGCCTCCAGTACACCTACTCTGGTAAACTGGTGGAAAACTGCACTCAGGCGTTGTGCCGTGATTTGCTGGCCAACGCGCTGCTGAACGTCGAAGCAAACGGCTACCCGATTGTACTTCATGTTCACGATGAGATTATCTGCGAGACACCAGATTTACCGGAATACAATGTAGCAGAGCTTGAGCGGTTGATGTGCGAATTGCCGGAATGGGCGGAGGGGTTCCCTCTTGTAGCGGAAGGTGCGGAGATGAAGCGTTATGCTAAGTAAACTGATTATCGCGGTACTGGCGGGATTTGCCGCCGGTGTCTACTGTCACGAGGGTCAATACGGCATGATGGCCGCGGTATTTGGCATGTTAGTAGCAATTTATCTGTGGGTGCTGGAATGAAAATTTACTGGTTTTATGAAGAAGACCGCCGAATCTGTCCTCGCTGTGGAATTGAGCATACGAAACGGGAGGGGTGCGTATTGTGACAATGTTTGTATTTTGGACGATAGTAACCATGCTCGCACTGTTATTCGGCGCGGGAATAGCTGCGATGTTCTGTTATGGTCTGTTCTTTAATTTTGTCGGTGTTGCCCTTCTAGGCGGGGCGTTCCTTACCTGGATGCTGCGGTCATGACCCCGGAAGGCAAAATACAGAAATACGCAAAAGACCGATTCGAGGCCATTGGTGGCCTCGTTCGTAAACTGTCTTATGAAAACAGACGCGCGGCAATGGACCTGTTAGTGGTTCTCCCCCACGGCATAATATGGTTCGTCGAGGTTAAGAAAGACGAAAACACGAAGCCAGACCCGCACCAGCTACGCGAACATGAAAGATTCCGAAAACGTGGTGCTAATGTTTTTGTCGTTGGTTCGTTTAAACAGGTTGACGACCTAATAGCGGACTATTATAGTAGTCATACACCAACAATATAAGGAATTGAGAAATGAAACACGAATATGACCGCAAACCAGCACGTGACATCGTACCTGGCGACATGATTTTCAACGTTAAGACCCGTCGTCCTGTTGCCGTTGATACGGTGTTCGTCGAGTCAAACGGTAAACTGGTTATCGAAGATGTAACTGGTAACGTTACGGCGTTCGGGCGCAAAGAATTGGTGCTGGTGTTGAAATGAACAAATTAACTAGAAGGCCTGATATTGAGGAGGCGAAACGTCTTCTTAACTATGACCCCGAAACAGGCGTATTTACACGGAAAGTAAGCATAAAAGGTAGGAATGCGGGGGAGGTAGCCGGGGGTCCAAACGACAAAGGATACATAGTTATCACCGTATCTGGTGTAAGAATAAAAGCCCACCATCTGGCATGGGCTTTCGTCTACGGAGAATATCATAATGGTGAGCTTGACCATAAAGACCGTAACAGGGCTAATAACGCCATAAATAATATAAGGCCAGCAACCAGGAGCCAGCAGATTCAGAACCGAGACTGCTCATCACATAACACTAGCGGCGCGATAGGGGTTTACCAAATACCCTCTGGCAGGTGGCGCGCCAGAATAGGCGTCAATAACAAATACATCCACCTTGGCTATTTTGACACTATAGAAGAAGCGTCGCGCGTATACCAAAGAGCCGCGGAAATATACTTCTGGGAGTTCAAGGCATGAGTAAGTTTAGGCGCAGGGAATATCAGAAAATAATGACGTCGTTTATGCTACAGCACCCACGTTGCAATATCTGGTGCGGTATGGGCGGCGGCAAGACCTCGTCGACAATGTGGGTGTTAAACCGACTGTTCCGAAACGGCCAACTTAATGATGACGACCGCGTGTTAATACTTGCCCCGTTACGTGTTGCGTCCGGCACATGGCCTGCAGAACAAACTAAGTGGAGCTTCCCTTGTCTGAGTGTCGTCGATGCTACTGGTTCAGAGAAGCGCCGCATCGCGGCGCTGGAGTCTGACGCTAACGTGGTGTGCACCAACTACGAAGTTATCGAGTGGCTGATTGACTACTACGGCAAAGACGACTGGCCTTTCACGGTTATTGTTGCCGACGAGAGCACGAAGCTTAAATCCTTCCGCAGCCGTTCTGGCGGGAGCAAGCGGGCTAAGGCGCTCAGTAAGGTGGCATTCGGTAAAGTTAAGCGTTTCATTAATCTGACGGGTACACCGTCGCCAAACGGTCTCAAGGACTTGTGGGGGCAGAACTGGTTTATCGACGCGGGCGAGCGCCTCGGTTCTTCGTACACGGCATTCACCGACCGCTGGTTTAACTCGGTACAGAAAGGTAAGTCGGCTATGGCGCGGGAGTATCATGCGCGCCCGGGTGCGGATAATGAAATCCACCAGAAGATGAAAGACATTAGTCTCACGATTGACGCCGCCGAGTGGTTCGGATGTGAAGCGCCGATTATTGTCCCTGTTGAAATCGACCTGCCGAAGAAAGCGCGCCAGGCGTACATCGATATGGAGGAGAAGTTATTCGCGGAACTGGAGAGCGGAGAAGTTGAAGCGGCTAACGCGGCGGCGAAGACGTCGAAGTGTCTACAGATTGCATCTGGCGCCGTATATGTATCAGGACCAGACGGAGAAGCAACCAAAGACTGGGAGAAAGTGCACGACACTAAACTGGATGCGCTTGAGTCCATCGTTGAGGAGTTACAGGGTGCGCCGTTGCTTGTGGCCTATCAGTTCAAGCACGAACTTGAGCGCATCCTTAAGCGATTCCCGCAGGCTCAGGCATTTTCTAAAGGTGCGAAGGGTAATAAGCAGATGGAAGCGTGGAACCGCGGTGAAATCGAAATCTTATGCGTCCACCCTGCGTCAGCCGGTCATGGTTTGAATTTACAGGACGGCGGGCATCATCTGGCGTTCATCTCGCAAGGCTGGAACCTTGAGCACTATTTGCAGGTCGTTGAGCGTATAGGCCCGGTGCGCCAGAAGCAAGCAGGCCACGAGCGCCCGGTGTTCCTGTATCACATCGTTGCTAAAGACACGCTGGACGAGGTTGTTGCCGCGCGCACTGACGAGAAGAAATCTGTACAGGAAGAGTTGCTTAATTACATGAAGAGACGAGGTAAGAAATGAATAATGAGTTCGATATCGACGCTTGCGACGAATTGATAAAAGACGCTCTTAATGCCCGAGAGCAACTTCTTGCCATGCAGTTAAAGCGAGAAATAAAACGTATCAAGGAACTTGAGGAGGAGGTTCTACGCCTGCGGCAACAAAGAGACGCCGCTAACGCGCAACTGGCGTTTGTACTGGAGAAGTTATCTGAAGAGTAGAGAAAAGGCCCCGTTTGGGGCCTTAGTTTTATAACTGGGCACTAAAACTTATATCAATAGATATTAAACCGGTAATAACATCATTAAATAACACGTCTCGTGACGGGCCAGAACGGAATATTAATCTGAAATAAACCTTACCATCATTAATATACGGTTCTACAGCTAGCAGGTTGGTATCGCTCCTCACTGATGGCTGAATCATCCCGATAACTGAAGCCCCAAACCCCGTACCCTTAAACCCGGATAGATATGACGGCATTTGTACGGCCAGAGCGGTAGAGCCAACATTGCTAGTTATATTAGCTACTAAGGTCATTCGTCCTTCTACATTCCTCAGAGTTAACTCATGACGATATATCTGCGATGTGTATGTGCATGGGATATTTAAGGTCGGTACGAAACCGGCGTTTTGGGGTGCGGTGTATACCCCCTGCATATTACCGCCGGATACGATATTGTTAGTTGGCGTCGCAGAACCGCTAAACACAAAATCACCACCTACTTCAAAACCACTGAAAGAAGTAGTAATCGGCTGAATTATGCTATTTTCTGTTCCAGAAATAAGAAACGCCTTTCCGTATAGCGTGCCATCGTCAGGATGAAACAGAATTCTTGGGCCGGTAAGATTATTATTAAACCCTGTAATTAAATAGCCAACGCCGCCGTTAGTGGCAGATGCGGGTTGTAATGCGTCTATTTTATGCGGAGAATCTGCATAAAAACCATAAATATTATTAGAACTCCCTGACAGTTTTAACCCAAAGGCCATAGTCCGTGTGGTTCTAGTACCAGTAAGCCCCCATACGTGCGTGTTAACGATATCATTAGCGTCATTAGTTACTTCCATGCCTGTTTGGTAGCCAACGACAGTAGTATTTAAGTACATACTGTCAAAAGTTCTGTGCTTAACTCCAGAAACGGCAGCCGTTGAAAGTTGATCCTCTGGGGCTACGACTGATAAATTATTGAATTTCCACTCATAACCTTTTTCTATTTCTACGCCGCCATTGGACATGTTAAAGATTCGTGCGTTATTTATAACAACACCAACTCCGTCTGTCCCATATATTCCTTGTGCCGACACAGCGGCGGAGGGTTCTATATGCAGTCCGTCTATAATAATTCTATTACCAGTTTCTATAGCCGTAATACCGTCGTTGTATGGCGTGCGCCAGGCATCATCTTTAACTTCAATAACCATCTGGTCTGTAAAATTTTTTGGCACTATTGTGCCAAGATGCCGAACTTTTGTACCAGATTTGTGTACCAGCCGACTGGATACACAACTATTGCCCACAAAAAAAACATCTCTTTTTTCGCTTGAGGACCAATCTAATGCCGTTTGGTTCGCGGCAGTATCGTCTGTAATACCATCGCATTTTGCCCCAAAATATTTATTAGTGGGAAAATCGGTTAAAAAATCTCCGACAGTGCGGTTTATGAAGGGAGCCTGCTGAAATCCAACAATGGTGGCGCCGGATGCGGACGCAAGGTCTTCTCTCAATGTGTTATCAGTAACAGGTTTCCACGCAGAGTCGGAGATTCCTCCAGTCGATAATGGGGTAGACGACGACGGTATGGTTTTAGGTAAAACACCTTTCCAGGCATAATAATTACCGTCGCCCCCGCCAGCAGTTGGCCACAGGACCGACAAATCCCGGTCATTAACTCCCAATGTGCCGCCCGTAGTAAAATCAAAAGATGCAGGCCGAAAACCAGCATCACGCAACACGGCGGGGAGCGTCTTCTGTGTCTGCCCAGTAACCTGATTTGTTGCGTAATCAATATCCGCTCCACCAGCAACACCACCGGATTTACCCGTGATAACCTCGGCTTCAAAAATCTGGTGTTTCTTGGCGGTCTGTAAATCCGCCAGGCTTAAAACGTCACCGCATCCGCTTGACATATAGAGTCCTCTTTAATTAAAACCATTGCTGAATCCGTCGGAGAAACCGCTGCCGTATAGCGCGACGCCGTCGTATTTATAGAATCCGTCGTCATAGTTGTAGCCGGTAATCTTGACCGTGCGGTCGTCGCCGGGGTCGATTGAAGAAACAACTATCTTCTGAGCATTATGCCTTGCTTCGTTGCCGAATGAAAACTCAGTTTTTAGTGCGCTATTCCCCGTGTAGATTGCCTCCTCCGGTGCAGATAGCATAATCACCTCACGGTCGTGGCTTCCTTTGATGACAGAGATACTCTGCACAGAGCCGTCGCGCTTCTTAAGGATGATGGAGTGGTCGTCGCCTGGGGTAAACGTAACAGGCTGCGACAGGGTTAATGTAAGCCCGTTAACGGCAACAACATAGCCATCCTGAGGCGCGATGCGAGAGCCTTTAACCACGCTGATTACGCCGCCGGGGGTAGCGAGCACCCCTTCTTCCGTAGCTTCGAACTCTACGACAACTTTACTTAACGCGTTGCGCTGATAGCGGCGCCACGCCAGCCAGTACGCTTGCTGATAGTTACGCACGCCCTTTGATTCGTATTCCTCCGTATTTGCACCCAGTTCTTCCGGGATATAAATCGTTTCCTGTACGTTAGTATCCGGGTCGATGTATGAGAACGACAGACTATCGTAGGTTGTCGAATCGTTGAACGTGCGCGTCCATTTCTCGGTACCGGTCGTCTTACTGCGGTGGGTGAACACCATTTCAGGCCCCGCAACCGGACGGTCGAATCGCAGCATAATATCCGCACCTTTGCGGTACGCAGTACAGAATACGGCTTCCGCTATGGTCTGGACGATGTCTTGCATGGTTGTGTCGTAGTCGTCGAACGTGTAACAGAACTGCCCAGCTAATTCACTGCCAAAATATGCCTCAATTTCTTCCTGCACGGAGAGTAACTTATCCATATTTGCCGTTGTCAACACCAGATTACCCACTGCAGGGTCGCGAGCCAATCGGATTAGCGACTGCACCGCCTGCGTATTAGGCGTCATTACTGTATCAAATACGCCGTTGCCTAAATATTTATAGCACATCTCGGTCGCAATCATGCGCAGTTCCGGGTTGTCTATACTTGCGGCCCGCGGCGTCTGTTTACGGGCACAATGTACAGTAGTTCGGTTACCGTAGTGCGGGGTGGTGTCGAGTGATTGCCCGTACAGGTTGATGAAGGTTACCTCGTCGCTTACTGTGCCGTCGTAGTCTTTATCGAAATTCGTTATACGGCGCATGCGGGCGCGGAAACGAGACGCGGTAGGCAACTGCCCGTAGATAGACGTACCGACGTAATCCGTACTATTACCAGTAATTGTGGCCCGTACCGTGTAAATGTTGCTCAAAGGGTTGCGTTGAGAGTCAATCATCTGGTACTGGAGTTCCACCGTCACGCTGGTGCGGTTGTATCCGCCGTCGTATTTGTAGAGGCCGTTTTGCCCTGCAACGTTAACAAGCACACGGTCAACTTCTCCCCGCACCATGTAGTACCAGTCTGAAAGCGATGGTTCATAAGTGTCTTTAGGCCCAATAAACGTGATTGATTGCTCTGTCAGGTTGTAGGTGGTGCTTCCGAGGTTAGGCCATTGGTTAGTACCACCTGTAGCTATTCTTACCTCAAAATCATCAACGTAAAGCACTTCAAACTCCCCATCTAAAACGGCAACGTCCTTAACCCAAAATTCAGTTAAGACCGCGATGTCCCCGACGTTAAGAAACTCGGTGAAGGCGGAATCTCCTGAGCTATCATATATGTAGCCTATTTTAGTTGACGAGTCATAGCGAACTTTCCCGTCTGCGCTTGGGTTAGCCCCGATGTCGTTGGGGGCTTTCAGTACAATACCGTCAACGTCGTCGTTGGAGTATGTTACGTAAAGTTTCTGGTCAATTACGTCGCCGATTTGTAGTTGAGGTGAAGTGGTGTTGTTTGGAGACGTATATGGTGCATACACGGCAACAGAGGAACCTGTGATGTCGCTTATCGGGGTGTCACCTTCCGTGACGCCGTCAGCCTCAATATGCAGATGCCCGCGCCCCGCGTCATAATACGAATACTCCAGCAAAGCACCAGTGTAGTTGAATGCCTTATACGTCTGCATAAGGTCATTAGGGATTGTCTGCACAGTCCCGCAGATGTCATAAGAGCGCTCGTAAGGGCGTGGTTTGTTTGAGCGGTCCGTGAGGCTGTTATTTGGTGATGTTGTCTGGTTGTTAGTCGCCGTATAGTTGGCGTTAGCTGACATGTTCAGCCCAAACAGCTTAGCAATTGGCTTAAGGATAAAACCAAATACCTTACTGACT